ATGCGTATTGAAATCTGCATAGCCAAAGAAAAAATGACTAAAATGCCAACCAGTGCTGTGGATGCGTTAAAGGAAGAATTAACCCGACGCATCAGTAAGCGTTATGACGATGTAGAGGTGATCGTAAAAGCCACCAGCAACGATGGCCTTTCTGTTACGCGCACAGCCGATAAAGATTCAGCTAAAACTTTTGTGCAGGAAACTCTGAAAGATACCTGGGAGTCTGCTGACGAGTGGTTTGTTCACTAATGAGCACTATCGGAAGTTCACCTGCCAACCACAGCACGTTCTTGCATACAACGTGCCTGCGGTTTTTCGAGACTATTCTGACCGCCATACTTACACATCAACCTGGCGCACATCCAGAGAAAGTATCTCTTTTGCATTCCGAAGATTCAAAGAGTTAGCCTAATTTTCCAGATAGTTTTCTCGACAAATCTGAGGTATTTTGGTTATCGATATAGTGCTTTGGCTGAGGAACAGCATTAAATTCAACCATTTTATTCATAGGGATTAAAATGCAAGATACAGACGTTTACGTATACATAGGCGATGTTCACCGCTCTGGTCATCACGACATCACCAAAGCGATTAAAGAAAGAAAAACTAACCATGGTTTACAAAAAAATGTTCTTTTTTGCGTCGCTACCTATGGCGGTGATCCCAGCGCAGGATATAGAATTGGCCGCGCTTTGCAACACAACTATGAACACATCACCGTTCTAGTTGTTGGCCCTTGCAAAAGTGCTGGAACCTTGATGGCTGTCGCCGCTCATAAGCTCGTGATTGGTGATATGGGTGAGCTTGGTCCTCTAGACATCCAACTTAAGAAAAATGATGAGATCGGCGAATTGAGCTCGGGCCTTGTTATCGCAACGGCGATTGATGAAATAAAAGAGTGCGCTATTTCGACCTTTAGATCATACGTACTTGATATAAAGTACAGAAACCAAATTAGCACGAAGATGTCTGCAGATATTGCTGCTAAGCTTACTGAAGCAATCATATCGCCGATGGCCTCACAGATAGACCCCATCAAACTCGGGGAGCATCAACGAGCAATGAACATAGCGCTTTCCTATGGGGAGCGTTTGAATAGTCACTCGAAAAATCTTAAGGAAAGCTCCTTAGGCAAGTTGATCGCTGGATATCCAGCCCATGGTTTTGTGATAGACCGTAAAGAGGCGAGGGAACTATTCAACCATGTTGAGAGTCCTACAGACTTTGCAGCCAACCTGTACGAAGTTCTTGGTGAGATGATTTCGTCAGGCGAAATCTCTATCTTCGACAAACCGGTGATTAAAGATTTAACTCCTAAAAAACAATATGAAACAACTAACGCAGAGGAAGATTCCCATGACAACAGCAGAATTCAGGAAGGAGATGAAATCTCTGACCAAAATTCAGGAAGAGCAGAACCGCCAAGGGATGAACCTGTCCAGGGAAGCGATGGAAAACATGCGGAAATTGAAGAAGAGGCTGGAACCTTACCAGCAGAGCAACCAGATGAAGGCACTCAGTGAATATTGTAGTTTCTGATTGAGGACCTCGGCTACTACGCCGGGGTCTCTTTTTACATCACTGGACAGTCATCAAACTCCGCATTCCTAGCATCGTGATGATGTACGTGATTGCTCCGAATATTGAGTGTGAGTAATTGTAGCCACCACCATCATCTGGCAGTGCTTCCGTTCTCCAGATTTATCAGGTGGGACTAAGGGTGAGTACGATATCGCTTAATCCTGAAACTCCATTTCAGACAGGGCCCCTATTACAGACCGAAAGACCACAGATAAGTAGTTTGTTCATAAATTAATGCGTAGAATCAATAACGACTGGAAATCATTCAATACTCGCACTATCGAAAGTTTGCCAGCCAGCCGTGGCACGTTCTTGCATAGGGCGTGCTGCAATTTTCTTTACGATTTATAGCCGTGGTGAATTACGAGCAATCTGAATCCAGGCAAATATGCTCCTGGAACAGGCAATACGTGGTACCAGTCAGGAACACATATTGCTATATTAGCAGTTCTCTCACATTCAGAAATGGGTTGTTGCTTTTTCTTATTGCGTTAATTTGAGATATACTTCACATCATCAATACCATACTTACATAGTAGAATATAAATGTAGTCCTTCTTATTAAGAAAAATAAACGACCCGGAGTCGTTCATCTCATGCATAAGCTATTGCCCGCATAATCTGCGGGCTTTCTTTTTATAATGTATTTTTGTGATGGAAATCACAGTACCAGTAATAGAGGGCATAAATAATAACAAACGTCTACAAGCGTTATTATAATAATATGCACCTCTGACAGCTTCACCAGCAATTAACACCCGCACGTACGGTACGGGTCTTTTTTTATGATTTACCGCAAAGAATTGTCCGTTGTTTTATATGGTATACTGCCGGCGAGTAAGCCATAACCCTACTTACTCAGTTAGCCTATCCCGTAAGCCAGGCCCGTATCCATACGGGCCTTTTTATACCAATGAATATACAGCGTGATAAGTATCACAGAACTATGTACTATAATTTATAGTAGAATAAAAGAGGTAGTGAACCTTACAGAGCAATTCGGTTGTATTTTTTGCAAATACTCATCATATTTTTACCAGTACTGTCATTTTCAGCACTGGTATTTTTTTGTGATTCCCATCAGAGTTATCAACATTTCCGTAAGCTAATATGCTTACAGCAACCGTAACTATACTAATATAAATAATGCTAATGCTTAGCCCACAGTAATCTGTGGGCTTCTTTTTATAAAAACAGAATAAATAACTATATATATAATTTACCTCATTTATTATGAGAGTAATAAAATAATTTAGTTTTGAGACGCAATACACAAAACCAGCAATAAGAAAATACAAATGCTTTATATGTTTCATTATTGATGCATAATTGTGAAGGAGTCAAGTAAGGGGGTACTATACCCGACATTCATTTGTTTTCCCGTAACAGACGTTTGCCTGCCATATATCTGTATGGCAGGCTTTTTTTGCTACAACATGGGCCATGTTGCATATCTTCACAGACCAGGTGAACAGGCAATACCAGTCAGTAACACATATCACCATGTTAACATCACATTTACACACAGCAGCATGTTACCAATTTGTTTGATATAATACACAAATTTAACAACTGGTACGTAAAACTGTTTGATGCGCCGTTCTGTGGTTATATAATCACCGCCGACCATAAGGGATACTGCACTGCAGTGTCTTCTCCCTTGGATACCTTTTCTGCCATACATCTGTATGGCAGACTTTTTTCAGCAACAGGTCCCCTGTTGCGTGTCGCTGTATTTCCCTTTCCCGAACAACCTTACCGCAAGATACATCAACCGTCTGCGCCAGCGTGGAACTCCCAGCACCGTCATCGCATCCAGAAATATCCTGTCCGCTTCCGCCTTCGTGCGCAGGGCATTGTCATACAGCCAGTCATGAATAATCGCCGCTTTCGCATAACGACCATGCGGCGGGAACAGAGCCCACAGAAGCCGTGGCACACTGGCAAGGTCCGTCACATATCCCTCCGGAACATAAATCACATCATCCGGGTTATCCGTCAGCCAGAATTCAAACGGCTCAACCAGCCGCCAGCGGTAATCATCCAGCATCTCCAGAATGGCCGGTGTGGTGAACTTACTCATCATCACCCTCCGGCCAGCCAACAGGATACGCACGAATATCCGGCAGTGCGGTCAGCCCTGCCACTTCTTCTTTCATCCGGCGCTGGCGTTCGTGGATTTTAAACCCCTGCATCACCATCGCCGCATTCATCGCAGTATCCAGTTGTATCAGCTCTTCCGGCGTCAGAGTGACATCCTGATTATCCGCATCCGTCCAGAAAAAATGCTCCGGCAACAGCCCGTTTCCTGCCACCGCAACAACAGGTGTCAGTCTGGACTGTGACGCCTTTCCGGCATCCCAGCGATGACCACTGAATTCAAAAACAAAACTGCTGTTCTCCTGGCTGTCACGCCAGCGACTGATTTCACCGTATTTCTGATTTCTGGCCTTTTCCAGTATCTCCTCTGTCACCACAAACGGCGTGACTTCACCAAGGTCCCCTGATATCAGTCCTGACCAGAGCCTTAACCCGAATTCTGTCGGGTCTGAAGCTCTGGCAGTATAAGGTACATATACCCGATGACTGTCATCAGAACGGTCTGCCATGAACACCTCACAGGTAATGCTGCCGTCTTCATTAAAACGGGCATTGCGCACGTCCGCTTCTGAATTCCTGGTATCCATTATTTCACCCTCAGAAAAAGCATTTTCTCTTCAGCTTCTGCATTTCCGCAGGCCATCCATATTCCTGACTGTACCGGGTCAAGCCGCTCTCCGGCCAGTTCATCTCCGTAACTGACCGCATCCTGAGAAGCACAGAACAGGTAACTCCCCACACCACCGGCTACCGGACGACCGGCAAACTGCCACCATGAAGTGGTACCCAGTCCGCTGTAAGCCCTGATGAATGCCTGTCCCATACAGTTAAGGAAAATCTGACCTGAAACATTCTCATTCGTCGGAACCTGCCACATCAGACCATACGAATAATTTCCCGCGGCACCCGGAACGGGGTGGTCTTCACAGGCAAGGTAGTGGTTATATTTCAGCAACGGAAACTGAAGGTCAGAATACATAAAACCATGAGCCAGAATACCCGTGAATTTTTTCGCAGTCTTTATCCCGTCTTCCGGGTAAACTCCGCTGGGTCCCATGGGTCCCTGAGGCCCCTGTGGGCCGGTAGCTCCCCGGGCACCGGTATCACCTTTATCGCCTTTCTCACCTTTTTCTCCCTGAGGCCCGGTATCGCCCCGGTCCCCTTTCTCTCCCTTTTCACCACTGGGGCCCTGTGGGCCGGTCTCCCCCTGCGGTCCTGGCTCTCCCTGTGGTCCTGGCGTTTTTGCAATCTCCCTGGCCTCCTCCAGTGCCTTCAGTGCCCCCTGCTCATGTTCACCTGCTGTCGTGGCACTGTCTTCCGCCTGGCTGACCAGTTGCTGCACCTGCCCGGCCTGTAGCTCCACAGACTGGCTTACAGCCACAACACTGTCTGCCACATGCTGAACATTCAGAGCCACGGACTCCGTCTGCGCTTTTATCTGTGCACTCTCTTCTGCACGACTGGCGGCCTCTGTGGCAAAACCCTCTGCCTCATTACGTGCCGTTACCGTCTTCTGTAAATCACTGCTTACCTGCCGTGCACTCTGTGCAGCTTCGCTGGCATGCGTCCCCGACTCCACGGCACTGGCTGAAGACTCACTGGCTGCCTGTTGTGCCTGCTCCAGCAGCCGCTCAGTATCCTGTTTATCCTGCTGAACCTGTCCGGCATTTTCTGCCATTTCTGCAGCCAGTATATTCACCTGCTGACGCTGTTCTGCCACAACCTCTGCATTTTTCTGCACCGCATCAGCAAGGGTCTGCGTATTATCTCTTGCCTGTGCAGCCTCCACAGCATATTGTCCGGCCTCCTGCGCACTTCCGGCTGCAGACTCTGCATTTTTCTGAGACTGCACCTCATAATTCTGCGATTTCCTTTCACTTTCCCGGGCAGCGGACGCCGATTCTGCCGCTGCCGCGGCGTCTGCGCCTGTTGCCTCCTTATCACGGGTAACCTGCTCAGACAGCGTAATAACGGTATTCACCATTATCTCAAAGCGTTTCATCACCTCAGGACGCAAATCGCCATCTTTGGGAGCATCCAGAAATGCATTCAGCGTATCCGGCTTATCCGTCGGTGTGACATAAATCTCACCGGCTTTTACCGGAGCCCACCCTTCACGGAGAAGAAAAACATCATAAAATCCTGGCTCGGCTTCGATTAAATACCGCCCGTTACTGTCCGTAATACATTCCGCCACAATGTGCACAATCACCGTCGGACTCGTTTTTCTGGACCGCAATTCAATTGAACACGCCTGCACCGGTTTACCCGCACCGTCTTTCAGTACACCAGATATCTGTACGGCCATATGTACTCCATAAGTCAATGTCAGCCCCGGAAGAGAGGATTCAGGAATAACAATAAAAAAGGCGCCATTTCTGGCGCCAGTATATGGATTATAAAATTCAGCTAATCGTGATACCGGCTGTGGATTTTTTCATCACCACAACCAGCAAATCGCTGATACTTGCGGTGGGATACCAGTTATTCACCAGCCATGCTGATACCGAAAACTCCAGTGTCATTACACCTCTGCCTGCTGGCATATCAATAACACCACTGTAAATCAGCGTATTATCCAGCGCGGTACGGTTATAAATTTCAGCACCGTTTTTCCGCACTATCAGACGGCATGAGGAGTAAATATCAGTATGCTCTCTCTCATGCTTAGCGCCACTGAATGCCACCGCCGGAATAACAATTTGCCGGTCAAACGGCTGATCGTCATAAACCCTGACGGTAATGGTCCCTGATGGCCACCGCTCCGGTGCCCGGGAGTCCCGGGGAAAAGCCTTACCCACTGTTTTAACAATATCGCCTTCAATCTGGTTGGCTGACAGTTTTCCCAGAATCCGGCAGTTCTCATTTATCGTGACGTTGTTGAGTGTCCCGGAGTTCGCGTTCACGTTACCGCTGATATCCGCATTTTTCGCCGTCAGCCGCCCGTCCGGAGTCAGGGAAAACGCCGGAGGATTACCGCCACTGGTAATGGTGGGAGCCGTCAGATATTTCAGGAACACTTCATTCATGAATATCTGATCACCCTGACCAACAAACATCGGCTTTGTGTTGCCATTCGCAGGATTAATCATCGCAATCCTGTCTGCCGCCAGCAGCACCTGACTCTGCATTCCTGCTGGCGTATTCTCAATACCGGCACCGATACCCGCAATATAAAGGCGTCCGTCCTTCATCTGTTGCAGCTTCACAGCCCACATGCTGTTCAGATTATTATTTGTATCAACCTGAACCTTCTGTATCTGCTGGATCGCTGCACTCTGGTCTTCCAGTTTCTTATTGACGGTCTGTGTGATTTCATTGCTGACATCCGTAATGGACGTCCTGATTTCAGCCAGGTCAGGCGCAAGCTGACCGTTATCAATCTGCGTCCACAGCTCCTGAGCCAGATGGGTTTTCCCTATCTCGCCTTTGAAAAAATCCAGATAACCGGATGCATCATCACTCGGCTGACCAACAGCCTCCACGAATGCCGATTTGCCAACGGTGTTCACACTGCGGATATAAAAGTAATAATCATGGCCCGGTTTGATATTGATACTGGCGGCTATCCAGTACAGCGCCGTACCAAGATAACGCGCGCTGGTTTCAACCTGCCTGATATCCGCAATCCGCTTTTCCGAGAACCAGAACTCAAACTGCACCGTCGGATCATAAACCGCAAGATGCGGCGTGGCGGTTATCTGAAAATAGCCCGGTGTCAGCTCAATCCGCGACGGCGCTGCTGGTACGGCAATCCGGAACGATACCGATGCCGGATCGCCCTGCTGTCCCCACGCATTTACCGCCCGGACTGTCAGCCTGTAGTTCCCCAGCGCCAGTTGCGTGAAGCGGTATGTGGTTTCCGTCGTCCGGGCCGTGCTGACCAGCCGCTCACTGCCTTCGTCCGCTGTTACGGTCAGACGGAGCAGGAAGCTCACCCCCTTCACCACCTTCGGCGTGTCCCAGCGCGCCAGCACCTGATATTCCCCGCTGTCTGCGGTGACTTCGGCAGTCAGGTGCTGCACCGCTGGCGGCGTGACACCATTCACCGTGCCGCTCTGGTCGCCGTCAAAGTGCGCCCCGTTATCCACGATGGCCTCTTTTGCCGGTACATGCTGCACGGCGGTGATGGCATACGTGCCGTCATCGTTCTCACGGATACTCACACAGCGAAACAGGCGCTGACGCAGCGTCGGCAGCTTCAGCCCCCACACGCTGTATTCTGCAACGCCGTCAGGAACACGGCTCACTTTTACCTTCACGCCGTCGGTGACGGACTGGACCTCCACGCTGACCGGATTGCCACTTCCGTCAACCAGGCTTATCAGCGTGGTACCGGAGGATGGCAGCGTGATTTCACGGTCGAGCGTCAGCGTCCGGGTCTGGCTGTTTACCGCCAGCACGCGCCCGCCGGTGCTGATACCGGCATAGTCATCATCGCAGATTTCAATGACATCGCCCGGTACATGGCGAAGCCCTTCAGCACCCACGCTGAAGTCCACGGTCTGCGTTTCCAGCAGTTCTGTTTTAATCAGCCACAGCCCGGCGCGGTGCGCCTGCCCACGACTGGTACAGCCAAAGGCATCCATCTTCGTGACGTTACGACCGTAACGGGCAATGGCCTGCGTGTCCTCCACAAGCTCTGTCGCCGTCTCCTGGCCGTTGTCAGGGTCAATCCAGTTCACCTCAACGGCATTATGGCGGTCCTTCAGGGCGCTGAAGCTGTAGCGGAACGGCGCGCCATCACCCGGCATCGCCACATTACTGCGGTTATAGGTCCACACCTTATCCGATGGCCGGTCCTGCACGAACGTCAGCGTCTGCCCGTTCCATACCGGCATACAGCGCATCGCCGAGCAGAAATCGCTGAGCACATCCCACGCCTTACGTTGTGTGGTCAGCCAGGCATTACAGGTGATGCGCGGCTCCGTGCCGCCAAAACCGTCCGGCACTGACTGGTCGCAGTACTGGCCGATGACATACAGCGCCCATTTATCCACATCTGCCGCACCAAGACGTTTCCCCATGCCGTAGCGCGGGTGGGTCAGCATATCCCACAGACACCAGGCCGGGTTGTTGCTGTATGCCGGTTTTAACGTTCCGTCCCAGATACCGCTGTATTGCCGCGTCTGCGGGTTATAGTTCGACGGAACCTGCAGAATACGACCACGAAAATGGTAAGTGCGGTTCACCTGCTGGCTGCCGAACTGCTCAGAATCCACCTGCACACCGACCAGTGCCGTGTTCGGGTAGCACTGTTTCACATCGATGATTTCGGTGTATGACGACCAGACCGTTTTGTTCTGCAACTGGTCCGTGGTGCTGTCCGGCGTTATCCTGCGCATCCGGATATTAAACGGGCGCGGCGGCAGGTTATCCACCACCACCGATGCCAGATACTGCGAGGTGGTTTTGCCCTTAATGGTGATGTCTTTTTCCGTCACCCAGCCACCATTACGCTGTATCTGAACCAGCAGGCGGACTTCCGACGGCTCCCTGTCCCCCTTTGAGGTGGTTTTCACCAGTGCCTGCACCCCGAAGGTCAGGCGCAGACGGTCGATGTTTGCCGACGTGATGGTCCGGGTTATCGGCGTGTCGTATTTCACTTCCGCACCCAGTACCGTCTCGGAGCCGGAGGATTCAAACCCCTCCGGCGGTGTCTGCTCCTGTTCACCGGAACGGAACACCACCGTGACACCGGAAAAGTTGGTATTCCCCCCGCTGTCCAGTACCGGCGTACCATTCAGGCGGACACTTTTCAGCCCGTCAACCGGACCATAAACCGGTCCTTCACTGATGGCGTCAATCACACTCAGCAACTGGGAGGATTTCAGGTTATCTCTGGCTTCACGGGGCGTATGCGCCTTACCGCCACCTTTACCCATCACTTACTCTCCATAAAAAAAACCGCCCGGAGGCGGTTTCACATAAAACATTTGCATCAGCGACCAATCACCACTACCTGACCGCCGCCCCCCTCATCAGCCGTGCTGATTTCCTGTGAAATCACCCGCGATCCCACGAGCATTTCACCGTACAGAACCGGCAGAACATTGCCCTGGGCAACCATGTTATCCAGTGAGGAAAAATAGGTATTCTGCTTACCGTTATCCGTTGTCTGCATGCGGGGCGTTTTCGGTTTCGGGGCCAGCATCTGCGCCACACCCCCCAGAATCATACTGGCACCGAGAGAAAACAGGACTGTAGTGGCGCTCAGTGTTGTTGCACTCAATGCGGCGCCCCACATAGCCAGAGAGGCTCCTGCAGTAAAAAACGAAGCCGCAATGGCGACAGCCCCCAGAACAATCTGGAAAACACCGCCGTTTTTAGCACCGGCTGTCCGAGGAACCAGGTGTATCACTGCGCCGTCAGGAAGCGGCTCATGCAGACGGGCAGACAGCTCTCTCTCTCCTGTATCTTTCCCTGCTATCCGCACCTGATACCAGCCGTCGCTCAGTTTCTGGCGAAACGCAGGGAGCTGTGTGGCCAGCGCCCGGATGGCTTCTGCCCCCGTTTTCACACGCAGGTCGATGCGGCGGCCAAATCGTTGCAAATCCCCGTAAAGGCAGATGCGTGCCATGCCCGGTGACGCCAGACGGAGTGTGTGCGTCGCTGCCATTTGTCGGTGTACCTCTCTCGTTTGCTCAGTTGTTCAGGAATATGGTGCAGCAGCTCGCCGTCACCACAGTAAATGGCGGCATGATTGGCAACAGGCGAGCCAAAACAACACAGCAGCACGTCGCCTGCCTGTGCCTCATGCGGTGAGACCCGGTAAAAACCCTGTGTTTCAAGGTTATCCAGATAGAGATTCTGACCGTGACACCACCAGTCATCCTCACGATGAAAATCAGGCAGCGCAATCCCCGCCAGATGGTACGCATCCCGGAACAGCGCATAACAGTCCGTCACCCCGTGCTCAAAGTGCCGCCCGGTAAGATGCGGCACACAGCGGAACTTGTGAATCGCCCCCCGGCAGACAAGCCACCACGGCAGACCACTCTGCACCTGCAGCCGCCGGTCGGCCTCACTCAGCCAGGGCAGAGCACCGGGGTGACTGTGGACCAGCGCCGCAATCTCACCCTGCATTTCTGCCCGCAGCCAGTCCTCCGGAGCCATCCGGAAATACGCCTCCGGCTCACCGGAAATATTCGCGCAGGGTAAATACCTGTCCCCCTCCGGCGTTCTCACCACGAAGCCGCACGATTCCGCTGGCGCACATCGCCGGGCGTGCGCCAGAATCGCTGATTCTGTCTGTGTCATGGGATTTACTGCGAAAGTTTGTTAATGGAAAGGTAGCCGCCAAAGTTACCGATGTTATTGCGAAACTTACAGCCGCTCAGGCATTTGCTGCATTTATCTTTCGTGATATCGGACGTCGGCTGGTCATATTCATCCGCGACCGCCGGACCGTGATAACCGCACTCATCGCCGCGATAGGTCCAGGTGCAGGTGTTGGCCAGCATGATGCGCCCCGGAAAAACGGCGCCATCCGTTTCCGTCGGTGTGGCCAGCACAAAGGAGGCACCAACCGCCGTCAGTTCGCTACACTGCTCGATGCGCCAGCGGCTGACCACCTCCTGCTCCGGGTCGGCGTCACTGTTTCCGTTGACGAAGTTCACCGCATCCAGAAAACGGGCGTAAACCTTACGTCGGACCACCGTTCCGCCAACCAGACTCTGCAAATCCTCCACCATCCCGGTGACCAGACCATACAGATTGGACACGCTCAGCACTGGTCTGGCGCTGGCCCCTTTGCCATTCAGTTCAAAACCGCTCCCCTGAATGGGGTATGCCTGATACTGCCGCCCCTGCCAGGTGACCGGTTCACCTTTTTCGTTCTGCTCATTACAGAAAAAATAACGTTCTCCACCGACCTCTGTCAGGTCGATTTCCCAGAGCACCACGCTGGCCGACTGCTCCGCACGGGTGCATTCATTCAGTGTTTCCTGCCGGATATCCTGCATCAGTTCACCACCTGTTTAAACTCTGCGCTGAACTCAACACGCAACATACTGACCCGCGACGTCCATTTTGCGCAGGTCACCTTTATCTGCCTGTAACCATAAGGCGGCGTCCACAGAAAGGCTTTCCAGCCTCCGTGCTCTGCCAGAAACGACTCCAGCGCCGTGGCCTCCTTACGAGGAACAGAAAGCGTCACGCTGTACGTTTTCAGGTCGGCATTCAGTCCGGCAGGCGCTCGCTGGGAATAGCCATCACCAAAGCGCACTTCCCTGACGGAAGGGGCCGAAGCCACATCCATGCCGGGTTTCACTTTCCAGCGAAAGGTTTTCATCGTCCACCTCCGGAGAACTGACCACCATCACGCATCTGTGCCTGAATTTCATCACGGGCACCCTTGCGGGCCATGTCATACACCGCCTTCAGCATTTGTGGACCTGGCAGACCATTCGTACCGTCGTTCTGAATCACCACGTTGTTGTTCTGCTCAAATCTGATACCCTCTGAACGCCGCATTTGCGCCGGACTTCCGGTGCCACCGACATAACCGCCGGTGGCATAGCCGCGCATCAGCCGGTAAAGATTTCCCACGCCAATCCGGCTGGTTGCCTCCTTCGTGAAGACAAACTCACCACGGTGAACAATCCCCGCTGGCTCATATTTGCCGCCGGTTCCCGTAAATCCCCCGGACGCAAAATGGAATTTCGCCGCAGCGGCCTGAATGGCTGTACCGCCTGACGCGGATGCGCCGCCACCAACAGCCCCGCCAATGGCGCTGCCGATACTCCCGACAATCCCCACCATTGCCTGCTTAAGCAGAATTTCTGTCATCATGGACAGCACGGAACGGGTGAAGCTGCGCCAGTTCTGCTCACTGCCGGTCAGCATCGCCGCCATATTCTGTGCAATACCATCAAAGGTCTGCGTGGCTGC